GGCACCAATCGAGCAATCCGTTGCTCGTCCTTTTCGGACCCAACAGGCTAGCAGTGTTGCGAGCTGTTAGATTAATTGGAATATCACTATGATCCCTAGGAGTAAAGCCAACTACGAAGAAACTCTCGTAGATACCGTGCCGTTTTGTGTGGATAACTCCACATCCGAAGTATTTGAGTTCCCCTCAACCCAGAAATCTGGATACAAGAGGGAGACCATGCTCGGTTACGACATTCCCGAATTCCATAAAAGGAAGCGGGTTGGTGAGCTCCTTCCACAAACGCCTTTCAGTCAATGCTTTGAGTCAATGGCTGGCGTGACAGTAAGTCACGTCAGTTCGCCCGATTCGGGCGGGTCGACATGCACAACTCCTAATTTTGGGAGAAGTGATGCGGCTGATTTTAAAGCATTTCCTGCAAGCGATAGTGGTGTAGATAACGTTGACCTAGATCGGTTCGTGCAAGGTGCCGCGGCAGCTATTTATAGCCGCGGGCACGATTCACTTACGTTTCTAGCGGAACTGAACAAAGTAGTTTCAATGTTCATGAACGTAGGCAAAAGCCTCGTCAACTTACTACAAAAGGGAGATATTGCGTCCACATGGCTGCAATATCGTTATGGATGGCGGACACTGTATTATGATCTAGTACAGATAAATGACGCCATCGAACAACTAAGTGATACAAGGACTCGCTTTAGCGAGAGGCAGGGGATGAGTTTTACGAATCAGGTAATGATGCCTGACGCGGTAGACTTTTCCGTAACCGGGGCTGGTAGCGTTTTCGCTACAATCTCCGATTCCTATACAGTTAGTGTACGCGGTATAGTTGCCGCGGACATTTTACCACCGGCGTTTTCTTTTAATCCGGTGGTCACTGCATGGGAACTGCTTAAATACTCATTCATTATTGACTGGGTAATCAACGTCGGCCAATGGTTGGCCGGCATGAGCTTCCTTTTCTTCTCAACAAATCATTCGGCGGCCAAAGGCTACCGAATAGTATGTACGCGCTCCCTCAGTACCGGTTTAGTCGAACCCATTAGTGGGTATTCGATCTCTGGTTCTGTTTCGGGAACAGGCACGTATGATTTGTCAAAGAGGATTCCAACGACTGTTTCTACAATACCGCATTTCGGCGTCAATCTTGACGTGTCAAAGGTCCTTGACCTTATAGCTATCATTTGGCGGAATGCCAAGTGATCCGAAAACATTCATAGGAGATATACCCATGGCCGTTATGACTACGGTACTGACTGAGTTTTCCGATAAGGACAACTCGCGCGTCTACACCTTGGTTGGACACACTACTTCGGTTTCGAAGCAGCTGATTCAAACAAGGAAAGTCCCAGTAGGGAACCAGGTGACTATTGAGGACAAAGTAATTGTCTCTCTTTCGACTCTGGACGCAGCGGGGGCAGTAATGCCCCAAAAGTGTAGTATTACCATCACTGTTGCTCGCCCAGTTGGGCATACTGCAGCAGACATGACGAGTGTGCTAGCCATCGCTCGCGACGTTGTCGCAGGCGATGAATTTACTAACACTGTTACCACGCAAGAGTACCTTATTTAAAAGGGGTACGCTGGTATGGAACATCTCGTTGATGGTTGGGTGGAGCTGCTTTTGCAGGTCATCCATTTAATACTTTCGTGGTTCGTATTTTAATCTTTCGAATCACCACTGGAGAAGATACCAATGATGGATCTTTCGCGTTTCGCTTACGACGTCTGTCGTAGCTACGTCCTCGATCAGCAGGATGCTGGTCAAGTCGACTCTGTGCTGTTAAGCCGAACCCTTGGTTGGGTACGTTCGCGCAGTTTGAGTCACCTATGTACACTGGATAGTCACTTTGGCTCTCAGGCATATTCATCTGAGGCCAATTGTCGGTTCGTTCGTCAAGTCAGTGCGTTCTTTAAAAAGAATAAAGCTTTCTATGACAGACGCGTCGCGACAGAAAATGCCCGCCTAACTTTCGAGAAAGGCGAGTTATTATGTCGTAACACTAATAAGCGGCTTGATTACTATTTGGCTGATCATGAAGATCGGTTGGATAATAACCTCGCTGTGCTTATTGAACGAGCACGTGTCTTTGTACATGACACGCTTGGACCCTTATCGGACCATATTGCGGAAATACCGCACTTGGCCCGTGTGACATCCGGAGCAACGGCGACCCGTCCCCGTTCTAAGGCGATGGCTCATCTAAAAGTGAGCTTGAGAAATACGCCTGTGGGGAAGTACGCAGCACCTTTGTATAAGCACCTAGCAGCCGAGTTTGGCTACGACGGTGTGACTACAGTGGAATGCAACTACAATCGGGTTACCACCGTACCCAAGAACTACAAAACAGATCGTACGATCGCTTGCGAACCAGACGGCAATATGCCGTTTCAATTAGCTTTTGATACGTACGTTAAAACGAGACTCCGAACTCGGGGAATCGACCTGTCTTGTCAGCAAAGGAACAACGATTTAGCGAAGGAGGCGTCAATTGACAACTCTTTAGCAACCGTTGATTTATCAATGGCCTCTGACACTTTGGCAATAAACGCCGTCGTTGCCTTGCTACCACATGAGTGGAGCAAGTACTTAACGATGTTACGTTCGCCAGAAGGTCGCGGGTTCGGGAAAACATACGTCTATGCCAAGTTTGCCTCAATGGGCAATGGCTCGACGTTCCCGTTAGAAACATTGATTTTCTCTGCGCTCATCTATGCAGTAAAGGGGGATTTAAAGGACTGCTCCGTATATGGCGATGATATTATATTGCCAAAGGGGCTTTACCCTACCCTAACGACACTGCTTAAATTCTTCGGTTTTAGCGTGAATCACGAGAAGTCATTTGTCGAAGGCCCCTTTCGGGAGTCCTGCGGAGGTGACTGGTATCGTGGCGCTAATGTAACGCCGTTTTACCTACGAAGCAAAACCAAAGGGAAACCTGAGGTATGCCTAGTTGTGAATCAGCTTGCAGCAATTGCGCAACCCGAAGGACGATTGTGGAACCTACTAAAGACAACTGTGTCTGAAGAGGATTTACCCATAATACCGTTCTCGGAAAGCGAGACCGCCGGTGTCTGGATAGACATTCCGACGGCTTATGCAACGAAGAAATTGGTTAACCAATTTGGCCGCCTTCAGACTACCGCCTTCACTTCGAAGGTTAGGAAATCTTTCGTCGGGGACTCACGTGCACTCTTCCTTTGGCATTTAGATGCCGGTCGACGAGAAACGCATGCCCCCACGGTTAAGAAGCCGTGGCCAGATCCAATTGAGCGTTCTTGGACAACTCACGTCAAAACCAGACGCAAGTTGGTCAGCTGGCACATGCCAGCGCGGGTTGCACCGTCCACTTTATATTGGTGGACGAACTACTTGATCGCCTCATAACTAGAGGCCCTTTTCGTAGTGCAAGGGGCAGGGTTAGTCGACACCTAAGGCGAGGCCGAAAGGCGTAGTCG